CCACAAAATCAACGAGTTACGCTGGGTGTCGCCACAGCCCACGCCACCTGAGCGGCACGATTCGACGGCCCGTTTCCCGCGTCAGTCTCAATAAGAACGGGAGCAAACGCGCATCACGGCGTCTACCAGATCGACCGGATTCATCATTCCCCAGGCATAATGCTGCCTTCCTGTCTCCAGCTCAACGCGGCGAACTAGAGACATTGCCTCGGCCTCGGCATCGCGCACATCGCCTTCGATCTCGACGCGCACCGGATCTTCAATCGCTGGCGACTCGATGACTTCCTGCTTGGCCTTCGCTGGCCTTCCTCTTCGTTTGGGTTGGTTCATAAGTTCGTTGGTTAAGATGCCATTACCAGCATGAGAAACGCTATCGCAGCGATCACCATAAGCATGATGCACCCAGAGCATCCGCAGAACCCGGCAGCGTGCCGTGGCGCGTTGGGCGAATGATTTAGGGCATAGCTAGCGCCTCGGCTTTTAAATTGTCCCTTCCCGGTCGCACGACGCCCACGCCCGTTGTGACGAGTAGGAATTCGCTTAGACGAGGAGCCGTCAACCTCGTTAGCTATCGTGCGTGACGGCAGATGGCTAGTCCTGCGCCTTTGCCCTTTGGGGTCGTTAATCATGGACATTGCCACTCCTCTTGTCAAACGCCACCCAATAACCTTTGCGGCCCTCAAGAACGATTTGAATCTTGTATGGCGACTTTTCCACGGTCAAAGCAAACTGAAGCTGTCGCAGAAACTGATGCACTTGGCTCGCTGTTGCCATGCCTAGGACGCCTGCCAGATCCTCTGCCGTCATCCTCCCGCGACCGATTGCATGGCGCAGATAAATGATCCTCCGAGGATTGCGAACGTAACACCGATACCCATGGCAATGAATTTCCCCGCCATTGATCGGCAGCAATACGGGACCCTGCCACCCGTCGAGGATAGCTTCCTCTACGTCGTGGTGGTAGGTTCGTTCGCTCATGGCGTGGCTCAGGCATCAGAACCGATATATATCCCCGTCATCGCCAATCGCGCGATCACCGAGGACTTGCTTTGCTGGCGCTGGCGTTGGGCCTTTTATTCCGACTTCCTTCCAATTCCCAATAATCGGACCTTTTTCTCCTGCCATGCAGCGTTCTTTGCCGATGTCTTGCGTGACGAATCCATCGTTCCCGAACTGGTCTTGGCCGTCCTTGTTGTCGAAGAAAACGAGGCTGAGATATTTGCCGTTTTTGCCTTCGTAGAGAGCCGTCTTGTCGATCTTTGTAACGTTAATGCTTGCTGTTCTCATTGTATTGCTTTGTTTGCGTCAAATGCGGTAAATCGAAGTTTCGCGGAATCAAAGTCGAGCTTAATCATGCCAAGCCATCCAGTCTCTCTCTGCTTTTCAACAATGATTTCCGAATCGTGCATTGAGCGTTCTTCCTCTCTCGTCAGTTTTCCGGCCTTGCGCTTCTTCTCTTTCTCAGGGTTGCGGAGGATGAGCAGCACATTGTCGGCATTGTTTGCCATCAGGCTTGAGCCTTTAATCGAGTGCATACTCGGTCTTGCCGCATCTTGCCCCGGTTTTGCCAAATGTGTAACAAGATGTATGTGGACGCCAGTGTCCTTTGCAAAATCTTGGAGCCGATTGCAAAACTCTCCTTGGGCGGGGTAATCCTCCTCAAGACCCTGCACCCGCATAAGCGAGTCGATGATAAAATGCGTGGTCCCATAGCGCCGGAAGGAAAACCACATCATTTCCATCAAAGACTCTTGAGTGATGGATCCCACAACATCGGCAAACACAATCGAATCGCCAACGTTTTTGGCAAACTCGCGAGCCGCCGCCTCGTTGATGTTTTTTTTCCCATAGAAAACTGACAACATTTTCCGCAGTTGCGTCTCCACTCTGATTTCAAACGACCCGATAAACACGGGCGTCCTTGATCCTAAAAGCTGGGCAACCATGTAGTTGATTATGGTTGATTTCCCAGCGTGAGAAAACCCGCCCCAAATTGTCAATTCACCTGGCCGGAAATAAAAGCCATCGCCGTTGCTCCAATCAATTTTCAAAAATGGCAGCGAGAATGGCTCGGGCTTTGGCTTGACATCCTGAACGAGGCGATCCTCCATCTCTGCGGTCGTCACTAAACGTTCAATGCGTGGGCGCTTCGCATTGGCCACCCAGTCGCAAGCATCCTCGGCGGTAAATCCAGCCAACAGACAATCGTTCGCATCCTTTTTCGGCATCGCGACGATCAAGCACCGATGCTTCCCAAGGCGGGTCACTGCCATGTCCGTTATTTTCCTTCCGGCTTCGTCTTGGTCGAAGGCCAAATATATCGAATCGAACGCTTGCAGATTCTCCCATTCAAACTCGACCCACGTTGCTCCTGTCCCATTGGGAACTGACAAGGCAGGAATTCCCCATTGATGCCATGTCGCAGCGTCGATCTGCCCTTCGCAGAGCAAGATTGACCTGGCTTTGTAGCTCGACTCAGGCAAGGCCTGCCAACCAAAAAGGCTTGGAGCGCACCCAGTGTCCTGCCAAACGCGCTTTTTGTCATCGAGCGTTCTGTAGGAACGATTGACGATCTCGCCGCTGGGACTGTAGCAAGGGAAGACAATGGCCTTGCGTTCCGACTCCGTTTCAATTTTGAGCAGATCGACAATTTCGGGTTTCAACCCTCGATTTTCGGTCAAAAAGGCAAACGCTCGGCCATTTCTAGCCGGGGATTCGGATCTGATCGCTGGGGCTTTGCCGTAAACCTTCTTCTCGTGTCGTCTAAGAGGCTCGGAGATGCCTAGAAATGTCCTGACAGCGGAAATGGCCTCACCCCCCGAAATTCCGCGCGAGAGACGCCAAAGATCGATAAGGTCTCCATGCTCCTCCGTCGCCCAATCCCGCCATTGCCCCGCGTGGGATCCGGTCATCGTCAATTTCAGCGAATTCCCGGGAGTTCCAGATAGGTCGCCGCAGAGCCATTCGTTGCCGTGGCGCCTGCCGCCGGGAAGGAGCATTGGCGCGAGTTCCTCGATCCTGCTCGCGAGTTGGCAGGACAGATCATTGATGGTTAGAAGCATGGTTCGTCCTCCGTTTGGCGTTTTGGGTTTTCGGTCCAGTAATCGGGATGGTCGCCCATCGCCAATCTGTGTTCCTCTTCTCTTAGCCGGATTACTTTGGCCATGAGGTCGTCGTCGTCGTCAATCGGTTTTGCCTCCGATTTGGGCCTTGGCCATTCCGGTTCGTAGTCCGATGGGCTTTTCTGGCTCGGCATATACGCCGATGCCTTCCAAGCGAGGACCGTAGATTTCCAACAAACGATTTTCTTTCCCCCGTTGCTCCATCCGTTGCCCTCCCACTTGTTCCAGGTTGCCTCCGCATCGCGAGGGTAAAGTCCGACTTCTCGAAAGTAGGCATCAAAAGCCTCTCGAGATTGTGGGCGGGCTTTGCTCGCTTTCCCTTCTATTCCCTTCTTTTGTTTCCCTTCTTTCTTAGTCACTTGGGTGTCACCTGCCTGACAGTCGGCTGACACTTGCCTGACAGTCGGCTGACAGTCGAGCCATTTCACCTTGTGCGTGAAGAAGTTAAGAGCTTTTTCAAACCACGCTTTATCCGCACGGGTCTTAATTGAAAGCGATTCGGCTGTCAGGGGAGTGCCATCGTTCCGCACCAGGCTGCCACGCACCTGACACTTAGATGCCACCTGCAAAATTAGCACCCAAGCGGCAAACAATTCAGCGGCGTCGTCCTGCTCCATGATGAGAGAATAACCCTCTCCATCATGTCGATTTGGAACGCAAACCCAACGAAGATTTTCGACAGATCGAGAACGGTTATTCTCGAAATGGATGTTCCAATCGATAATTTTGTAAATTGGGTCACTCATTTCTTTCCCTCCTTTCTTGAATTACACGAACGGCAAAGGGCTTGCAATCATCGACCCTTGCGAGCCGGTCCGGAGAGCTTCCGAAACCAAGGGTCCTTCCATTTCTCGGTATCGCTGAAACGCTTCATGCGAAGAAGTCGGCAGTTTCGAGTTTCTGGATGGATGCGATGTTCTTTTTCGCCTGAGCGAAGTAGCTCGGCTTAAGCTCGATGCCGACGCCTTTGAATCAGGATTTCGGAATCACTGGGACGGACAAGGAAATCTACTCGACGAAGCGCTGTTCGGCATTTCTACGTCGCTGGCGATTTCGTTGCCCCACGACGCCCAGCCGGGACGCTTCCGGCGGGCGAACATTTCCAGCCGTGGGCCGTCGCTCACGGTTTCGATTACATCTTGGAAGTGTTCTGGCTTCTCGCTATGGCGCATCGTCCGCTTCACATTCCACCAAGTTGTGTCCACGCGCTTCTTGGCGGGCATCCTGCCCTTGCGTCCGAGCAGCAGGAACTCGGTTGTCGGGCAGTAGAGTCCGCCTTGACCCGTGCCGCGTGGCGTCTTGCACCATGTCAGCGTTTGGCAGTAGCGGAAGCACCACGCCTCCAGCACGCCGAAGGCGTCCGGCAGATACTTCTGCGTAGTCCACAGGTAGAGGTCGCAGTCATCGGCGGCGAGTTTTGCCACTGGCAGGGCTTTGATTTCCTCGACCGTCATCGTGCCGTATCCCATCCCGAAGTCTTGATTCCACTGGCCGTTCGGGAACTTCTTTCGAGCCGTCGGGCTATCCGATGCGCTACCCCATTTACCATACTTCCACGGCGGGTCGGCCACGATACACCTGAACGCCGAACCAGGCGCTGGAGCAAATGAGTGCCCCGCCACGCTGCTTGGCAATTCGGGAGTTTGGGATGGGGCACTCATCGCTCAGCTTGGTCGATCGCCACCTCGTCTTCGCCGAATCGGGCAAGGACGCCGGAGAGCAAGGTCATTGCCGCGCAGCATCCCGAGCCGTCATCGCCCTTTTTGATCGCAACGGGAAGCGTGATCGTGTGACAGGCTTCGAGGTCGGAGACGGTCGCCGTCATATCGCCGTTGGTGATTTCCAGAGCGGCGGTCGAGAGAATCGGGAGCGTCGATCTGGATTGGAGAGTCGGAGCAATGCGCCCGAGAGCGGTCGCCAGTTCCTTGCCGTTGCCGGAGATTTCAAAGGCGCTCATTGTGCGTCCTCCTTGGCGTTGAGTTGGAAATTGGCGGCTTCAAGCTCTTCGATTTTGGCGCGGCATTCGTCGAGTTTTTCCTCAAGCTCCTCGATCTCCTGCTTGGCATCGGTGATGCTTTCGGCGAGTTGATCGTTTCTGGCGCCGAGGCGTTTGCGCTTGTTTAGCAAGTATTCGATAAGCGTGCTGCTCATTTTCGGCCTCCTCCACGCTACGATTTCAGCATCAGGCGACTCTGGCAGTGCCTCCCACATGGAGAAAAATTGCCCAGGCAAACCCCAAAATGAGGCCGGTAAAGCGGAAAATTCCTTTCCATTTTTCAGCTTAACCTCAACTAAATCTTCGTCGCCGACTGGCATGGGATCACCGAGACAATGATTCTTCCATCCATCTGGCAAAGACAGGAGTGAGCACACCAAATCAATCGCCTTACCAATTCGATTTGCATCTCCCTGCCCGATCTCATGATCGCCTCGACGCCATCTGTTATGCGCCTCCAATATTTCAATTGCTTCTTGTATGGTCATTATTTGCTGTGGTTGATCTTGAACAAAAGCGAGTTCACGGCCTCGCGCTCGGTCTCTCCTGCCTCGGTCTGGATCTCTCCAAACCATTCGACGCTCGCCTCCCAATATGAGTCGGCCATGTCGAAAATGTAGTTGGTCTCGATTCCCATCGTTGCTGCGTCTCGCTTCCATTTTGGAACCTCTTCGGGAATGTCTAGAAAATCGGTGATGCTCATGAGATGTCGATTTCTTTCAGTTCGTATTTTCCTTGTTTGTTTTTTCTCCAGCCGTGGATTAACAACGTCCATTCGGCTTTTCTCAAATGCTCTATCGATTCCGACTCTGCCATTTTCTTAACCCGCGCAGAAACGTTGTTCCAGCTCGTAGCTTGAACCGCCACCGTATCGCCATCGCGGATAGCGAGGATGTCGATGATGCCGAATAGGTCATGGCGGGTTTTCGTAAATGCGTTCCAACGCTCGACAACCTGGACGAGTTGACAGGTTTTTCGGAGGTGCGCGAGGGATCGGGCGGTTGGGGATTGTTTCATGCAAGTTCGATCAACGTTCGGAATGCTCGCTCTCAATACTCCTTGAACTTTCCAAGCATTTTCAGCGCGGAAATCGTCTCGATGTAATGCGGATCTGACGGGTCTGCGATTGCTAAGAATTTCCTTTTTCATCCCCTCGGCGCCCTTCCCGCCGAAGGCCCGGGGTCGGCGGGGGTTCGGCCTCGTTCAGTGCTTCGCGGATTTCCCGCAGGAGTCTTTCTTGAGGGATCATACACCGCACATTCCTTCGCACTCGTTTTGCATTGTGTTCCATAGCATCATTTGGTTTTCATCGGGGTCGCGGAGGTCCACTTGCTCCAGCGGCACTCGTGACGGGTGGAGGTAGGGCACGCCTCTCATGTTGTCGGTCTGCGCTTTTGCGGCCTGCAAATCCTTCTCGAACTGGATAGCGCGGGCGAACTCATGCGGTTCTTCGTCTCGCAGCCTACGCCATTCCCGATTGCTGTGATATGGGCAATACACGCAGGCGGATCGTGGAGGCTTTGGGTAGCCTTTGGATTCCATCCATTCGAGGCATTGCTGCCGCCGCATCTTGCGCTCAATCAGCGGGAATCTGTGTTGCACCCACGGTTCGCGGCTGTCCTTCATTCGCTGGATTTCGTCCCAGCTTATTCCGATCCAGCTTGTGACCGTGCATTCCTTTTGTGACCGCTTGATTTCTGCGAGTTTGCGTTGGGCCGACAAGAGCGGCATGAGTTTGTAGTCGTATGTGCAGGCCCTCCCCATGTGTCCAGCCGTGCCGTTCGGTTCCAGCGTGTATGCCGGGATCAAGCTTTTTGCCCATTGCCCAGTTCCGTCTTTCCGCTGGCGGATCGTCAGCGCAACCTCGGTGAGGTTGCCTTTACTCACGCGATGCACCGGGAACGGCAGTTGCTTTTCCAGCCAGTCTAGCCAGCGATACACGCTTTCCGGTTCTGCCTGAGTGTCCGCGAAGATTGCAGCATCGGGCATCGGCCCGATCTCCCCATGTGCGGCCATGAGTGCCAGCGTGGACGATTGCACGCCCGCCCCGAGAGATAGGAAGTTGTATTTCGTCGCCGGGGGTGGGTCGAAAAGCCCGAACAATGCGCTGGACCTAATGCCCACCGCGTCGGCGGTTTCAGTGATTGTGGAGTCTGAAGGCGCTGTCATCGGTCCGTGTGCTCTGCGTTCTCTCCAATGAGACCGGAGCCTTTCAGCGCTTCCTTGATGGCGTCCTCAAGATTGTCGATCTCTTCATCGGCCCATCCGTCGTAAAGCGTCCCGAAGGACTCTTCCGGATTCTCGACCTGGATGTAATACCGCCGATCCGACGCCTCGAAGTCGTCCTCGTCCAGCCAAACCGTGATGTCGTAGCCCTTGTATCGGCCCTCAAAACGTTTCTTGGTGTGCATGTCCACCTTCCGGATCAGATAGCGGCGGCCGTCGATCTCGAGAGAACAAATCAGCGGAGAGGAACCGCTCTTAGCGTTGGAGTTGCTACGTTTTTTCATGATTTAGGATCTTGGGATTTCGGCGGAAGTCCGCCCTCAGAGCGGTCCCTCGCCTTAGGTGTTCGGCTCATGAAGCTTTCCGAGCATCTTCAACACGGAAATCGTCTCGATGTAATGCGGATCTGACGGGTCTGCGTCATCGCTGCATTCCGTGATCTCGACAATCTGGCCGAGGTTGCAGCCCAAGGATTCAAACCTCGGGAGCGCAGCGCGGAACGCAGATTGGAGAGACAGCGGAATATCGGACTCGACTGGGAAACGGTATCCGCCAGTAGCCACGACATAGACATACCGGCAAGCCGAACAAATCGCGGCAGAGGCAACCGCCTCGGGCTTCGTAGTTTGGACGGTATCCGCCGCCTCGGGGTCTTGTGTTTTATTCATGGTCTTTAGTGCCGGAGTCCGGCGGTGTCTGCGCTGTTTCGTTCGCCTCAATGGATTTGATGTGCGCCATCGCCTCGCTCTTGGCTGTTTCGAGGTCCGTCGGATTTCCGGCAGTGTTTCTGCCTCCCCCATACCAGAACCACCCACCTTTGCATTCCTGCACGACGGCTAACCACTCGCCGCCCCGACTCAGCTTGTGCGTGTTCGGGCCGTAGCGAATGGACTCCTTCCGCCACCTAAGGCGAACAAGGCGCGGCAGATCAACCGCCGGGGCGCTTGTAGTTTGGACGGTTTCCGCCGCCTCGGGGTCTTTGAGTTCGTTCATAAGTTTTTCGTGCCGTCTCCGGCGGTGCTTGCGCTTGAGGTGTTAGCCGCGACCTCTTCCAGCCATGCCTGCTCGTATTGAGCGGAGAAAGCAATCAACGCGGCCTTGAGCTTTTCTGTGAACTCGTTCCGGTCAACGAGGATC